TTAATATTTGTGATATTAAATATTATGAGGTAAGCTCAATGAAAAAACAAATACAAATCGGATGTGCGTTTAAGGGATGGAAAAATCCTTATGTGCCAGCCTGTAAAAAACCATTTGTCGCTCGGACTAAAAACCATAAATATCATTCTACTTGCGGGGCACTTCTGAACAAATTGCGAACAGAGCAAAGATTGAAAAAGAAAAATAAACAATTGAAAAAACAGCAGAAAAAAAGCCTTTTTTCCGAAGAAGGATTAAATTTAATTTTTAATTGGCGCAAAAAAAATAGAAAATGATTTTTTTCCAAATGCAAACAATAAATATAAATTCATATCGGATTGATAATCATAATATTTTTTTTGCTAAAATTGAATAATATCATTCAAAAAAAAATTTAAAAAAATAGTTTGCACGGGGGTTTTCGATGGCCGCAACGAAAAGAACGCCAGCTCAAATTCAAATCGATAGAATAAAAATAGCAGAGATGCTACTGGCAGGGAAACAATTAACTGAAATAGCGCAAGCATTAGGTATGACACGTCAAATGGTTGCTTATGATAGGGACAAAATCTTTGAGGAATGGAGAAACACAGCGATTGAGGATTTGGATTTTTACTTCAAACGAGAATTAATGATACACGAAAAATTATATCGGGAAGCAATGAAAGGTTGGGAAAAGAGTTGTCAGGAAGCACAGAAAGCAAAAAAAGTTGTCTATTCCGGCGAAGGTAATAAATCAACAGCAGTTGTCCTAAATGAGCGCACAGAAGTATCAAAGGAACAGACTGCCGGTGATTCAAGATTTCTTTACGTTGCGGCACAGATAAGAGCGAAGATTATTGAATTATTAGGATTAGCAAAACCGCAGCAAATTGAATTATTGATGCGGAAAGAGCAGCCAAGAACGTTAAAAGAAGCTGAAGAGGAAATAATGTTAATTCTTAAGAAGGCAGGCAAAAAAATTGTTGAAGCTAAGCCCACACGAAATTAGACGTCTTAATAATCTTGTAAAATTTTATGAACGATTATCAAGGTGGCAAAAAAATCCACTCGACTATATTACTGAACGTCTGAAAGTAAGACGTGAAACTATTGACTGGACATTGTTGAAGCAGTACAAGAATCATAAGTGGGATGGGACGCCGAATCCGATGGTAGAAATATTAAATAATCTTGCGGCTGGCCACTGGGTAGCAGTGGAGAGCGGAACAAACGTTGGTAAAACTTTTCTCGGTGCTTGCATATTGTTTTGGTTTTTGGAGTGCTTCGAAAATTCCATCGTAGTCACAACAGCCCCGAAGAGAGAACAATTACAATTACATATATGGAAGGAAGTAGGGAAACTTTATCCGAGATTTAATAAAGGCACTCTTGGAATGTTAAAGTTGCGAATGAATGAATTAAGGGATGATTGGCTCGCAGTTGGTTTTGTCGCTGGAATCCGGGCGGATGAAGAGAGCGCTACAAAAGCACAAGGTTTCCATGCTGAACATATGCTGATAATTTTTGAAGAGACGACTGGCATTCCTGAGCCCGTTATGAACGCATTTCAAAATACTTGTACAAGTCCACATAATTTAATTCTTGCGCTTGGTAATCCCGACCATCAATTAGATACATTGCACAAGTTCAGCAGGTTGAAAAACGTAAAAAGCATACGAATCAGTGCGTACGACCATCCGAACATAGTTCTGAAAAATCCTAATTTTATTCCTGGCGCCACAAGTGAAATTGGCATACAAAGAATGCTCTATCGACTTGGTGGAAGAGATAATCCTATGTTTTTGTCACGCGTGCGCGGCATAAGTCCATCGCAAAGCAAAGACGCAGTAATAAGATTGGAATGGTGTTATGTAGCGAAAGAACGGTGGCTAAAATACTGTGATAAAGATGGCAAATTAAACGTCAGTGAATTAAAAGGTGTACAAGCGCTCGGTGTTGACGTATCTAACAGTGAAACGGGAGATATGTCAGCAATCGCATATGGAATTGGTAACGTATTGTTGAGTGTTGAAGAGGAGCATTGTCCGGACAGTAATCAATTAGGCCACAAAATCCATCAAATGATGAGGGAGAAAAAAATATCAGCTGATTTTGTTGGCGTTGATGGTGTTGGTGTAGGTGCGGGTGCTGTTAATGCACTCAAAGAAGATGGCGATAAAGTTGAAAATATATTATCTGGCTCGAAGCCAATTGATAACCCGGACATGGTTGAACAATTCGGAAATCTGCGAGCACAAATGTGGTGGCAAATGAGAATTGATTTAAGAGATGGCAATATCGCATTACCACCGGATGATGAATTATATGCAGACCTAATTACACCATTATGGTTTATCCGCAACGGGAAAATATTTATCGAGGAAAAAGTTGATATAAAAGCGAGATTAGGCCGCTCGCCAAACAAGGGTGACGCCGCCGTATACTGGAATTGGGTACGTGTAAAAAGAAAAAATATTGCTTATATTCAAGGTATGGAATCTAAGAAAGAAAAGAAAAATATTGAGTCAACAGAAACTACTTACGAAGGATTAAGTTTCAGATATAAGCCAAAATCCGAAAGGAAACGAAGTTTTTAAAAATAAAAAAGAAAGGAAAATAAAATGAAAATAAAAAAAATTATGAGTAATATATATGCAATAACCATAAGACATATGGACGGAACAGTGGAAAGTCTCTATCTCGGGCAAGAATTACATTTAGCGCATGAGGGCGAATGCAAACCCGACGGTGGATGCTTGACGTCCAAAATTAAAAAAATAAAAGTTAAAATTAGAGGTAAAGATAGAGATTCGATAAAAATTATTTGCGATGATGTAATTGTCAAGGAAAATTATCTAACAATATTATCAATTGATAGGAGGTAATTATGGCTGAACAAAATCTTTTGCGGTTACAAAATCTACGTAACACACTCTACGAAAGCACGAAAGCGGCAATTAGCTTAACCGGATATGAAAATCAAGATGCAGATAAATACAGGAAATTATCACAGATGAGTATAAATGATTTATCGGATTACAAGTATCGTGATGTTTGCAGGAAAGCATTTTATTTATGGCAACGTAATCCAATGGCAAAAAGAATCTTAGAAATATTTACGGATTTTTGTACTGATAATCTTTCGGTTGAAATTAAAGTTATGAAATATAATGAAAATGGCGAAAATATAGACACAGGACGTAAAGATGCGCAAAAAATATTTGACGATTGCTGGAATCATCCGGTTAATAAGTTGAACGATAAATTCAACGAGCTTGTGAATGATTTATTTATGAATGGCGAATTGCTACTACCCGTTAAAGTTAATCCGACTAACGGTTTTGTGCAAATTGGCTATTTTCCGATTAAAGACGGTTTCGTTGAAAGCACCGCGTATGAAAACAATACAATGATAATTGATACCGTTAAAGTTAATGAGAGTGATGGAATTAATATCAGAGAGCGGGTTTACAAAGTTATCAGGATTAATTTTGACGGCAATCCGGAGACAAATCCGTTGTATGGTAAGTATCAAGGCGATGCGTTTTATTTCCAGATTAACAAGTTGCCCTCTCAAATGCGTGGCTACAGTATCATTATGGAATTAATTGATTGGTTGGATGCTTTTGATAATTTTCTTTTCGGCGTGCTTGACGGTTACGACGCAAGAGACGATTATTGGTATGATGTAACTTTAACGGGCTATGACGAAAAGAAAATTGCTAATTTGAAGTTGGAGAGACCAAAACGTGGTTCGATGCACTTACATAATGAAAAATGTGAAATAAAGCCAATGTGTCCTGATTTGAAAGCGAGTGATAGAAGTGAAGCAATGAAAATGTTTCGCAAGTTTATCGTTGGCACGAAAGGTTTCCCGGATATGTGGTTTGGCGAGGGCGACACCACAAATCGTTCTACTGCTGAACAAATGACTGCACCAACAATGATGATGCTGAAAAGAATACAAGGTTGGATAAAAAATATGGTTCATACGATTGCAGATTATATAGTTCAGCAAGCAATAGGTAGAGGATTGTATCTTGCACCTGATGAGTACGTTAAGATAAATGTTTCGTTGTATTCATTAGACCGGAAGGACACTGAGACAGCTGGTTCTGGTTTTTCCCAATTTGTCACAGCATTGGTTGTTGCTGCTGGTAAAGGCTGGGTAAGTGACGAAACGGCTAAAAAAGTTGTTGATGGATTCCTGAGGAGTATAGGAATTGAGGTTGACAGTTCAGAATCAGTGGAAACAATCAAAGCGAAAAATAAAGAAAGAGAATTGGAAGAGTCATTATCAGAGAAAAAACCAGAATTAGGGGATTAATTTAATGGGCTTAAATCTAATAA